GCGTCATGTGAGAAATAATAGGCGGCCTTGCTCATGACTTGATTTTTATAAATTTCACGCCGTCAATTTCTACGGCTTTTATTACGTTTTTTTCTATCCACTTATAAACACATGCCGTCGTGACTTTTTGAACTGCGGCATAGTTTCGGACTGTTTGTAGTTGTTCGGGTTTAATTGCTTTCATTTGTTCGCATTTTATACAATGCCACCGTTGTTGGGTTGCCCTGTCTTGTTTTACATTGAAGGTCTAGTGTTTCTATTTCGTAGCCCTTTTTTCTTAGCTTAAAAATTACCCCAGAAAGGCGGGTAATTCCATAATTGTTTATGGCCTCAATAGACGAAAGGTGGTCCTCTCTTTGTAGGTGTTCTTTTACGATTTGTTCCTGTGTTGTTTTCATTGTTTGTCGTTTTTGTTTGTTTCGTTTAAAATGTCGCGCACGTCCCGCATTGTGTTTTCGTACCTGTCTTGAATATAGGCCTCCAGCTGAGCGTTTGTTTCTCTTATTTCACTAACTGCGGTCATTACGTTTTCGTACCTGTCCGCGTACCATTCGGGTATTTCTAGGCACCAGCGCCACGTATCGTCTAAGCTGGGCGGCAATTCTACAAGCCGACAATGTTCTTTAGATAAAAAAAACAAATCTTTGTAAGGCTTTAAGGCGTAGGCATTTTCGGTAGATGCGTTTCTTATATAGTTCCCCGTGTGAAGTTTTAAAATTATAAATTTTTCCATCTTAAAAGGGTAGGTCTTGTTTTGCTTTTTGGTTTTCTTTGGGTTCTGGTGCTTCTTTTAGCATTACCCAACGGTAGAAAACTTCTGCGGCCATTACTGCGTGTTCTGGGTTGTTTGAAACTTCGGCCCCTGCTTTTATGCAAGTCTGGCGCACAATTAAGTCTTCGCGGTTGTGGGTTGTGGTTGTNCCCCCCCCTGTGGTTGTTTGGGTCCACACGGGCTTAATTTTGGGAAACTTACCGTCCCTGAAAGTATAAGAAGCGGGCTGCCCTTTTGTNAATTTTTCTTGGTCTGGGCTTTTTGCGTAGTATTCGCCGCTGTCGCCGTTTTCCATTGTCACTTCAAATTTGTAAAATGTGGTCCCGTCGTCGGTTTTCCAAGTTCCGTTCGCCTGAACGTCTAATACTTTGCTTTCTTTTGTTTCCATGTTTTCAATTTATAAGGTTTTGTTTTTGTGCTTGGTTTATTGTCATGCTGTAAGGTGCGTAAAATATCGAACCCCAGCGGCCTTGTTTATGCAGGCGCTTAATGTTTTTAAATATTCTATTCATTCTATCCATTGTTTGGTTTCTGTTTTGTCAAAGCCGAGCGCCTTTCTGGCTGTTATAACTTTAAGCATTGCGCGGTTGTTTTTGTCTGCTATTTGTTTAAAAGCTGGGTCCGTTCCTAGCCTTTCATTTATGCAAGCAAGCGTCAAGGCGTCGTATATGTCGCGCATTGCGTCTGCTAGGTCTTGATTTGCTTTCTGGGTGTTTTGTTCTTTGTTCATGTTTTCTCGGTTTTTGTTGTTTGTTAAAATGACCCTTTTAATTCGTCGTTAATGTATCGAAATTTTCGCGTAATAATTGCGCCTTCTTTTTTAAGGTCTGCAATTTCTGCTTTTGCTTCTTGTAAGTTTTCGAAGTCGTCGCTTGTGTAGTTGTCGCCTTCTGCTGTAATAAATTCGAAGTGGTAAGAATAAGTCATGGTCTGGGTTTTTGTTGTTTTTGTTCCTTTTACTGTTGTAAATATACAACTATAAACCGAATAAACTAGAGAATATAGAAAAAAGTTTGTTTTTTTTTTAAGTTCTTAGGGTTTACGCGGGTTCTGGTGCTGGTTTTTATTTGCCGTAGCGTTGCAAATATTTTGCAATTTCTCTCTTACTGTTAAAAGTCGGGCTCTTTTTGTTTGATTTTGGCAGCCTTGCTGTTTTAACTTGGCCGTCTGGCATGTCGAACTCTAAAGAGTGCAAAGGGTCCAATTTTAGCCAGCTACTAACTTCTTCTAGGTTGTTCAGTTCGTGGCGTCTTACTATAAAGTGGGTGCCATTACAAGCCCAAATTGTCGCGGGCTTTTCTTGTTGTATAAATTCTCTTATTGTCATGTTTTCTCGGTTTTTGTTGTTGTTAATTAAAGGGGGCCGAAGCCCCCGCTGTTTTATTGTTTTGCTTCTTCTAGTCTTTTTTTAATTCCTCTTAATATTTTGTGTGTTTCCGCATTGCATCCCCCCATTAATCGATTATGTATTCTTGTTTCTAGGGCTTGGTCTAATGCTTTAAGCTCTGCGGCTGTTAGTGTTAATCCTTTTGTGTAGTTGTTGTAAGTTGTCATAATTTCTAGTTTTAAGTTGTTTTTTGTTTCCTTTACTGTTGTAAATATACAACTATAAACCATACAAACAACCTAATATAGAAAAAAGTTTGTTTTTTTTTTAAGTTCTTAGGGTTTACGCGGGTTATGGGCGTAGGGCATTTTGGGGCATTTGTTGGGGCACCCCCCTTTTTATTATATAATTATGATAGTAAAACCCAACGGGGCCACGTCTACAAGTCTTCGCATAGTTCGGCGGCTGTCGGTAATATCGAAGTCCCCGTCTTTGTTAATGTCGTAAAATTCAGAACCAACGCCAACGCAGCCCCGAAGCTGGGTGTGGTAATTGGCGCTGTGAATTAAAATATAATCACGCAATTCTACGTTTTGAATGTGGAAATGGGAGCCGTGTTTTTCGCTTTGCCTTGGCGCTGCTTTATATTCGCCCGTTGGTATGCATGAAATATTGCGCTTATTTTTAAGCCATGGAAGCTCTAAAGTACAGCACTTAAAAACAGGGTCTAGGCCGTCGTATATTGTAAGGCGTCCTAATGTCTGGTTTTTTGAACCTTCAAGGCGTACCAAAACCGCCCTCAAATGTTTCTGGTTTTCCGTTTTCATTTTCTCGCTTTGCTCTTTTCTTTTTTATATAAAAGGCAAAATTTGTACAGGGTAAAAACAAGGGCCGTACCCATTGTCAAAACTTGTAAAATTTCGTGGGCGTCTGAAAGACTAAAACCAAAGGCGCTAAAATTGGCGGCCAATATTTGTACGGTATCTTTTTTCACTTTTTAAACTGCTATAATTGTTAATTTTGCCCCGTAAATTTCGTCCGTGCTGGCCCCTATTTCATAACTTATTATAAAATATTCACCTAAAATACACTCCCAAGGGGAGGCCAAAGTTAGCGTTGTATTTGCCGTTCCTGTTCCCTGCGCGGTGGTTACGTCGCTTATTGTGCGGGCCGTAAAAGTTGAGAAGGTTCTGTTTTGGCTGCTGTAAACGTCCACGGCTGTTACTTTGTACCCTGTGGGCACATACGTTGAAGCGTAAACTTCGGTGCGGCTTGCATATCCGCTGGGCTGAACACTTCCTAAGTCGTCGCGCGTGTAAGCTGTGTATCCTGTTTTATTCCACGTAATGAAGTCTTGGGCTTTTATATAAATTTCGGTTTCTGTTACGCCTTTGTAAAGATTAGGAGTTGCCGTTCCTGCGCTTATTACGTTTGAAAGGTCAAAAGGCCTAAGCATAATAACCGCGCCTTTTGTATAATTAAAGGACGGCGTCACGGGGTCAAAGTTTATTTGTGTTCCCCCCGCGTTTTGGTCCCCGCTTACTGTTAAAAGTGTAGCTGCCCTTAATGATTTGTCAGCCAGAAGCAAGGTTTGGNCATTTAAAACATTACTCCTAAAGCCTATTACGTCAACTTTGTTTATAGATATTGACGCCGTTAAGTCTTCGTCTATTGTCGCAACAATCAAATCATTTAAAACAAATCCTAATTTAGTTGTGAGCGTTTCTGTATTTGCTGCAAGTGGCGCAGCTTTTCCAGCCGTCGCCGTTGTTCCTGTCGCTTCCTGACCCGCGCCGCCCGTTTCTATATCTGGGTCCGTATCTGGCACAAATATATCGTCTTCATCTACGGTTATTGGGTTTGTATCAATTTCTAACTTATGCCACGTTCCCGCCCATTCGTCTTTTGTCGGAGAAAACTTCCCGCCGCAAAAAATCCAACGCGAAGAAGCGCCGCCGATTTGGTCTTCGTATTTTATGGTTCGGTGCGCTTCGTAGTCCCTAGAAATAATTGAGCCGCTTATTGTTATTTGTGGCTTGCTGTGGGTTTTAAAATATTCTTTCACCAATAAGTGACCCAACATAGAATAAGCCCCCGAAGTTCCCGCCCTAAAACCAATAGGGGAAACAAAGTCGCCTGCGCTGTCTTTGGCTCTAATTGTTGTTATTTGGTTTGCTGTGCTATTGGTCCCTATTGGTAACTTCCCTAGGTCAATGTCTGGGGCTAAATCGTTTCCGCTTTGGCTTGCCATATATTGGGCGCCTATTGGTTCGGCGTCTTCGGCCGTTGATAGTTCTTCGGCAACTTGTAAGTCTGACAAATAAGGGAACAAACCGTTCGAAATTGTTTGTGTGCTTGGGACCGCTGGGGTGCTGGTTGCTATGTCGTAGTCAAGGTTTGAAGATGCCGCGGGGTTTGCTGTATTTAACCAACCCGTCCCTTCGTCGTTGTACCAATTAAGCCAAATATTGGTATAAGGGACTAAAGTGTTCCAATATAGAATATAGGACGCGGAGTTGTCAATCATAAATTTAACCTCCCCGTAAGTAGAACCCAAAGGCGGTAAAGGCACACCCGCTAAAAAGAAACGGGCCGTGGCGGTTGCGGTGTTTGTTGTTGGTTCGTCGTTTTGCCATGAACAAAACGGGTAAGGGTACCCGCCCCCAAACATTCCTAAATTTTCTAAGACCGCGTCTTGGTTTGTTGTAATTCCGTCGAAATTATCGTAAAAAGTACCCGCCCCCGTAAGAACCGTGAAAACTGAATCAACCGTGGTCCATTCGTATTGGTATTCTGAGGTGGCACCCGAAGCCTGTTTTAAATACTTATTTCCTACCTTTAGTTTACAACCTAAAACGCCCGTCATGAATAGGCCTTGGCCAGAAATTGGCGTAACAGCGCCCGCACCCGTCATTGGGAAGGTTTGCTTTAGATTTACATTTAAAAATAAGCTCATATTTGCGCCCGCACCCTGCGAGAGAAAACCTAAAGAAGTAAGGCCCAAAGTATAGTCCGTGCTGGGGGAAATAGGGCAAAATTGGGAGCCATAAATATATTTAGCGCGTACGCTGTGCGCGTCGTTTCTTTGCGTAAATTTTGAGCCCGCTTTTATTATTCCACCGTAAGGCGTTGAGGGTGTATTGTTGGCGTTATCTATTACAATTTCTTTCGCCATGTCGTCTAAAATTCCAGAACTTGGGAAAACTTCTCCGCCCGACGCGTTGGCCGCCGTACTTACTGACGGTACAGGGTCGCTAACGTCTAAAAAGTTGGCCTGCTGAATCCAATACTTGCCTTGGCTCATTAATACGCGTAAACTGAAAGACTTTAAAACCCCTTTCAGTTCTTTGTTGGGGTCCTGTATTGTTAGGGGGTGGTCTTCTGGCTGTGTTACAAATGCTGCGCGGTTATAGTATGTTTTGCGTACGGGGTTTGTATCTGCTGGCGGTGTTCCTGTAGCATAATTCCACCAATTTGTCTGCCATGCCCATTGGAAAAAAGAGGCCCCCGTTGGTGGTATTGTGTCTAGTTCGAACTTATCCTCAATTAATTGTAGGGGGTAGGATAAGTCTTGAAAATCTGATTGGCTCGCTACGTCGGTTTGGTTGTTGTATTTGTTGAGTTGGCGGTTTAAGCTGTCGGTTGCTTTTATGTCTACCGTATAAGGAAAAGGCGCGTCTGGGTAGCCGTCAAAACCTGACTCAACCCAACCGCCCCACCATAGGCCCGCGGTACTCCAATTTGGCGTTGTATCGGTGGTTCGTTGTATTCTTATAAAAAAACTTTGATTTGTTTCTGTTAAAATTGCGTGGGCCCCTGCAAGTTCTGTGGCATTGTGTACCATAAATTTTAGAACACATGAAGAAGGCAAAATTCCCCCGCCCATTGGCTTTGATAAATTTTTATATTTTAATTCAAAACCGCCCTTTCCTAGTGTAATTTCTGTCGCTGTGGTTACTTCGGTTGTTTTGTGCCAAATTTCAACGCGGTATTGCATGCCAAAATTGCTGCTAAATTCTGCGTGGTAGTGTAATTTTGTTGGCATAGTTTAATCAATTAAAGATTTAGCGCTTGGGCCGTTTACGTTTATTAATTCATTATCTATTGCGGCCACTAAGTCGGACCCCCTNACAACAAATTGTCCCGAAATATTACCCCCGCCGCCTAGGGCGTGGTTCGGTATTATTTGGCCCGAAGTGTTCGGCTGGAATATTTCTGGGCCCATTTCACCAACTAGCGCGGGTTGCCCCCCTGCAAGCGGTCCCCCAGAAGCNAGCGCGGGNATTGGTTGNCCCATTATAAGGCCAACTTGCACCGCNCCCATTGCTGCAATAGCTATGGCCAGCGGCGGNATTGCAACATTGGCTGCAACTTGTGAAGCTACGCCAATTATAGCCTGAAACACGGCCATTGCTTTGTCTGCTATTGCTTGTTTTCTGGCTATTGCTCTTTTTTTCTTTGCTACCTTTTCATCTAAAGCCATTAGGGCTTTTTTCTTTTCTTCTTCGCTCATTTTTGAGCTGTTTATTTTTTCTTGTTCTTTTTCGTAAAATGCGTCAAGTTTTAAACTTTGATTTTCTAAGCCTTGGCTTATTACGTCATAAGCTGCGGTAAAACCTGCGCCGAACTTTTCTGCAAAGGCTGAAACTTTCCCCGCTACGCCTTCTAACATTTTGCCCATAGTTTCCCCAAAGGTTGCAATTGGTTCTGTTGGTATGTCAATAACTACGGTTTCTTCTTCTTCTTCGGCTTCTTCTACGTCCATTTCTTCCAAATGAATAGTTGCGCCGCCTCCAGAACTGCCCTCAGAACTGCCGCCTGAACTTCCGCCGCCGCTTGTTCCAATACCAACGGACCCCCCTAAATTAGAAAGGGCGTCTTTTATTTTCCCGCCTACTTTTGCGGCCGTGTCCCCAAAGCTGCCGAATTGGTGCTCGTACTCTTTGGTTTCTACCTTTAAGTCTTCTAAGGTGTCGGTCATCATTGCGAAAGGGTCTGGTATTGGGTCCTTTCCGAACTTTTCTGCCACCGCGTTTATTCCTTTAATTAAAGGGCTAAAAGGGTTTAAATTTATTAAAAATTGAAGCATTGAAATAATAGCATTTCGCCACCAGCCTATATCTGTGAAGCGTTCTTTTAAGGCTTCGAAATTGTCTATTAAATAAATTATAGCGGCGCCAACTAAAGCAATAGCGCCAATTACTAAGCCAACGGGCCCCGTAGCTGCGGCCCAAACTGTGGCAAAAGAACCTGCAAGGGCTATAAGCGGACCCGCTAAAGCGGCCAAAATTGCTATTGTAATAATTACGGTCTTTGTGGTCCCGTCTAAATTTGAAAACCACGTAAGAACGTTAGAAGCTACGGCGGCGATTTTTTCCATAGCTGGCAAAAGCATATCCCCAAATTGTATTGCGACGCCTTCCAGCTGACTTTTTAAGCGGGTCATTGTTCCCGCCAAGCCTTCCATTTGGGTGTCTGCTATATTCTTTGCGGTCCCCCCGCTTGTTTTTAGTTTTTCGGTTAATTCGTTTAAGCCTTTCCCGCCAACTTTTAAAAGGGCCAACATTCCAGGCCCTGCTTTGTTTCCGAAGACCTCCATAATTTTTGCGGTGGAGTGGCCCTTGGCTTTCATTTGCTCTAGGATGTTTTCTAGCGGTTTCATTTTTCCCGCACTATCGAAAACAGAAATACCTAGGTCATCGGACTTTGCCGAAAGGTTGGCCAATACTCCACGAAGCGAAGTTCCCGCCGCCGAACCTTGAATCCCTGCGTCTGAAAGTTTACCAATAGCTGCGGTGGTTTCTTCTAAAGAAAGGCCAAAACCCGAAGCCACGGGGGCAACGTAAGCCATAGCCGTTCCGAGTTGCTCTAGGTTAGTGTTTGAACTTGTAAACCCTGCGGCCATTACGTCAGAAAAACGGCCCATTTCGGACGCGTCAGCACCAAAACCGCTAAGCACATTAGAAGCAATGTCGGCTGCCTGCGCCAACTCTAGGCCCCCTGCTGCTGCAAGGTCTAAAGTTGCGGGCATTGCCTGCATTATTTGCTCAGTATTAAAACCCGCCTGACCTAAAAAGCCCATAGCGTCGGCCGCTTGGCTTGCGCTAAATTGTGTGGTCTTTCCTAGCTCTTTTGCTTGGCCTGTTAATTTGTCAAAGTCTTTGCCCGTGGCCCCGCTTATTGCCTTAACTTTGTTCATTGACTTTTGGAAGTTCGCGGCCGCATAAATAGCACCCCCCCCAATAGCTGCGAGCGGCCCTGTAATATTTCGGGTCATGCTCTTTCCCGTTTGCTTTAGTGCGCCCCCAAATTTGGCAAAACTCTTTCGGGCCTTTGCCATTTTGGTTTGAAAGTCTGCGGTGTTTGCGCTTAGCTTTACGTTTATATCCTTACCCATTGTCTTTTATTTTTTGGTATTTCTGGTCTAAGTATTCTACGCGGTCTTCGCTCATTTTTTCTAGGCTTTGTTTTGCTTTTGGGTCCCACGCAAAGGGCCACAATTTTTCGGGTTTTATTGTTTTTCCTTTTTTCGTGTGCGGACTTAAAAGCGTGCAAACTGTCATGCGGGCACGTTCCCAACTTTCGCGGCTTTGTAATTCGTTGTACTTTTCAAAACCTAAAAGCCTATTTTTAAACTCGCGCGGGGTTAATTCGTCTAGTTGGTCGGGGCTAAGTCCGAACCAACCAAAGGCCACTTCTTCGAGTTCGTCGTAAGTTTCAAAACCCGCCTGCGCGGTAGCTACTTTTTTTTTGCCTTTCCTTTCTTTGTTGGCGCGGCGCTGGGTTCCATGCTTTGCACGAAAATGTCGAGAATATTTCCCAACCCGTCTGCGTCTTCGTCTAAAAGGTCGGCCACTTGGTCAAGCTCTAAAGAAAACTCCTCCCCCGTTACGCGGGCGCCGTTTTTCATGCCCGCCCAAACAAGCGCTATAGCTTGCGTGAGGGTCATGTTTACGGCCAATTGGTCCATGTCTTTTAGCGTGGTTCCCGTTACGTCTGAAAACGCGCGAAGTGCTGCGAATCCATATTTTATCGGGTACATTTTGCCCGCCACTTTTACAGGGGTTGCTTTCATATTACGAAGTCAAGTTTTGTGTTAATGCGCCCGTACCGTTAAAAGTTGCCGAATAGGTCGCTTGGTCTTCTACCCCTGTTGAAAGAGAAAGAGAAGACAAAATCGCGGACCCTTCGTAAACATAATCGCCTGTCGCTGGGGTTACAAAAGTAAAGTGAACCGTTACCGCTGTTCTTGCAATAAGTGCCGTTGTAAGTTCTGGGAAGCCTTCGGTTGTTGCGGCTGCTGCATTGTTTACATAAAGCGCATCGCATGAAATATTCCAACTTCTAAGTCCTGACGCAATATCTTTCCAGCCGCCCGAATCTTTCGAGGTTTGGTCGATTTCGTCTGCTGACAATTCAAGAGAGCACGAAGTCGCATAAGCTACCGTGTCTGTTCCTATCTTTACAATAAGGTCTGTTCCGTTTATTAGTCCTGTGTGAGCCATGGTTTTTTAATTTTTGGTGGTTTGTTTTTTGTTTGGTTTGGTTGTTGTTTTGGGTACTTCTACAAGAACGGCTTTTTTGTCGTCAATTAATTGCTGGACTTTTTTAAGTTCGTCTACTCGCATAAAAGAACCCGCAAGCCCTCTAAGTTTTGCGCCGTTAATTTTAAAGTCTACCGTTTCTAAAAATTTAATTCTATACATGTTTTTTCTGTTTTAAAAATTTACCACGCGGGCCGAAAAGCCCAAAGTACAATAATAAAAAGTCGTCGATTTATCGAAACTTTCTGCAAGGTCGGTCATAATACAACCGTCCAAATTAACACCCCCCGAAAGGCCGTAAGTTCCCGCGCTTAATTTGTCGAGCGCTATTTCTATTTGTGTAGAAATTAATTTCATTTTTTTAAATTCGGTGTGGAATACCTCAACCTGAAAGTCTACAATAGAAAGGGGCGTAAGGTCTGGGCCTTTTACGTTTGTATTGGTTACGCTGCTTACTTCGTAAAATATCCCAATTTGTGGTGCTTGGTCGTATATTAGAACGGGTTGTATTTGGCCCGCGTCTAGGTACGCCAGAATTGTTGAGTCTGTCGAGAGTACGTCAAAAATTGCCCGCCCTATTACCTGTCCGTATGCACCCATTTTCTATTTGTTTTCTTGTTTTCTTAATACTTTTAAAAGGTTAGCCTGAAGCGAATTTTGCGCTTCGGTTTTCCCTGCTAGGTAGCCCTTTTCCATGTAGCGCACCCCGTCAAAACTTGACCAGCCCAACTCTAAAAGCCAACCGTGGTACCCTTTGTGGTTTCTTTTTACTCTGGGCCCTACGTAAACTGTCGGCATTTTCTTATTACGTCCGTTAATTATGCCTATGCTTTTTGTTAAATTTCGGCTTTTATTGTGTTTTTTTATTCCTTTCCTAGCGGCTTTTACTATTGGCCGCGCTGAAAGTCGGACCGCTTTTTTTAGTTCCTTTTGTGGGAGCTGGTTTAAATTTCTCAACATTCTGTCAAGTTCTTTGTCCCCTGTTATTTTTACGCTTATCATTGTTTCTCTATTGTTTCAACTTCTACCCATTGGTCGTTTCCTAAGCCACGGTGAGAAATTTTTTGTATTTGAAAAACTGTCGTGCTATATGTAATTGTGTCCCGTTCTGTTAGCGTTTCTGTTGTGCTGTCTTTTCTTAAAAAAAAGAAACACTTTCGGCGGTCGGTATATATTCCACCTTCTACCGTTTTTCCTATTAATTCGAAACGCATATCAGCCCAGCGGGAATGTGTCGCTTCAGTTCTTAAAATAGAACCGTAAGTGTTGTCCTGTGCTTGGCTAAAAATATTCAGCCTGACTTTATATCTTAACCTTCCCGCGTTCATTTAAAAAAAATAGTTTTTATAAGATTGAATTAAGCGCTTATAACCTAGCGGCATTTCTTTTGCTTCGCTTGAAAATGTGACCGCGCTTCTATCGTCGTAAAAATGACAAATTAAAAGGCGCATGGCTTGCTTAAGCGGTAGCGGTATTTCTGCGTTGGGCGGTTGTGGTTTGTAATTTATACTTACGCTGCCCGTTTCTATATATACATCATTGGGCCAACTATTCGTGCCCATTGGTGTTAATGATAAAACACCGTTATATTCGCTTACGCGGTAGTCGGTGTCTTCTGTAAGTGTTACGCTTGTTGTTTCGTCGGTTCTGTATTTTAATGTGGGTCCCGCTGCAAGCGTTCCCGAATATTGGAGTTGTATTGTGTAGGGTGCTTCTGTGGGAAAACGTGTAAAAAATTCTTCTATATGGTGTTCTACCAGCACCGTGTTTGTTTCCTTTTCGATAATTTCGCGGGCAACTTTTATAAGTTCGGTAATATAGGTGTCGTCGTCGGTTCCTGAAACTTTCAAAAAGTCGCGGGCTTCGGTTAGGCCTATTGGTTCCGTTCCTGAAAATACGGATACATTTTTTTTATAAATTGCCATAAAAAAAGAATAAAAGGGNAGGGCCTAAGCCCCCCCTATTAATTTAATTTAGTCTGCGTTCTGAATTTTTCTAAACGCCGTTCCCGTGTTCACTTCTAAACCGTCTACAAGGCTTGTGCAAACTAGTCTGCCTAAGCCGTAGTCAGCTTTCGTGTAAGGGTCAAATAATAATGAAAGGCCGCCGAACTGTCCTAGCTTCACGTTGCCCCATGAACCGAACGCTACCGAGTGGTCTTTCGNAGCCGCCGCACCGTTTGCAAGGTTTGAAGTTACAAAGTATTTNTANGTTGCAAGGCTTCTGTTTACAGGGTCAAAGAACCCCGCTGAGAAGTCCGCACCTGCTAAGGCTTGAATTGCGCCAATACCTGCTGCGTTTCCTATCCAACCCATAGAAGAATCTGCTGGGTTAATATCGTTAGCCAATACTTCCTCAATAGCTGCGTAAACGTCCGCAAGTGCAATAGCTGAGCCTGCGTTTGTTACTGCTGTTATGTCGTTGAAAATTGAGGCTGGACCGTTTGAAGTTGTCGCCGCTTCTTTTAATAAAGCAAGCTCAAAAGTAGACTGAACGCTTCGCGCTAAGTTAGCACGAAAAGCCGCCTCAACCGTTGGGTTTTGGTTTAACAATTCCGCGCTCATGTCAATTACAGAAATTAACTTTTTTGGTGTTAATTCGTTGTTTGTAAGTGCACCTGAACCAGCCGTAGTTGCGCCCGCTTCTGCTCTCCAAGAAGAAGTTATGCCGCTAATTACTGGGAAGTTTGCGTCTGCGCTTAATCCTGTGTAATATTCCGCACCCGCTGCAAGTAGCGTAGAGTTGGCCATTAATTGGTCAATAAAAGAAACAACGTCCACTTTATTTGGCGCCGTTACCGTTGCTCTGGTTTGAAGTACCGAAGCTGGAATACCAATACCGCGCACAATGTTTGAGCGGTTTTCTTGGCGTGCCTCTTGGTCCATTTCCTTAACAATTCCTTCTACCTTACCCGTGTAAGCTGCTGAAATTGCGTCCGAAAATCTGAAATTTGCTAAGTCTTTGTCCGTATTNGCNACGTCCTGTATAGTGTGTGAAACGGGAGCCGAATTTTTCGTCAACTCTAAAGAACGTTCTAGGCGGTCTATTCTTTTGCCTAAGTCGTCTACGCTTTTTTCGTTTGCTTCAAAGGTTCCAAGTTCCGATTCTGTCAAGTTGCGGTCTTCGTTTTCTGAAACATTCACAAGAGCGCTCATTTCGTCAATCGTAGATTGGCGCGCTTCTTTTAATTGCTTGAGTGTTTTTTTCATTTTTTTAGTTTTATAAGTTTAAGTCGTGCTGCTGTTGTTTGCCTTCGTTCTGTTGTTTCCTTTTTTTGTTCGTTCTTATATTCGTCTAAAGAACGCACCGCTACATCTGTTCCATTATAAGCGGGGCGCGTCACAATGCTTACATCTACCAATTTTGCGACGTCCTCAATAGTTCTAATGTACTCACCGCGTTCTTCGGTCCATTTGTCGGCGCCTACGTAAAATCCAAAACTCATTTTTGTTAGGTCCCCGCGGCGCATTAATTCTACGGTGTCCTTTGCGGCTTGTGTGTTCGGCATTCTAATTTCCGAATATAAGCCGCGCTCATCTGTTTTTAATTTCAGGGTGCCCGAAGTCGAACGCCCAAAAACAATATTTGAGTCATGGTTCAATAATGCCACAACGTCCAAATTTGCCGTATCTTTCAATACTGCGTCGAACGCGTCGCGGTTTATTTGCTCTTTGAATTGCCCTAAGTCTTCGGAGAGTGAATTAAAAACCGCAGCATGTCCACGAACTATTGTGTCCCCGTTTTCGTTTTGGTCAATTCTAAACTCCTCGCATTCGTATTGTCGAATTTCTTTTTTATTCGGTTTCATTTTCTGCTGGGTTTTTGGTGTTTGTTAAATTCAGGGGCACGTAGTACCCGTCCCCGTCTTCGCCTATGTCGTTTAAATTTTCGCGCTGTCGTATTTCGTTTTGGCTCATAACGCCAATGCCAAACAATTTGGCGTAGTATTCGGAGCGCGCTTTTGCGTCCCCTCTTAGTAAGCCAGAAAGGTTAAATTCAAAATAGGCCGCGCCCTTTTCATTTTCAAAAATTAACTTTTTATTAAATTCCTGTTCTATTTTTGTAATTAAGGGCCTAATTGTAAAATTCGTAAATTCGATTGCTTGGTGTTCAATATTTGAAAACGTCGCGCGCGAAAGGTCAGCCAACATGTGGGGCGGTATTCTGAAAACGCGGGCAACTTCTAAAATTGAAAACTCCCGCGTAGCTAAAAACTGCGCCTCATCTGGTCGAAGCTGTATAGGTTTGTAGGTCATTCCCTCCTCCAGAATTGCGGTTTTAAAAGTGCCGCCAATTCCTGAGTGGTACGTTCTGTTCCATTGTTCCGATAAATTCTGCATAGCGTCGGCCCCTAGGGTAGCTGGGTGTGTAAGTGCCCCGCTAACTTTGGCGCCGCTTTCGAAGAACTGCTTACCATATTTTTGCGCTGCTAGTCCTAGTGCTATATTGTCGCGGGCTGCTGCAATTCTTGAGCGCCCGTTAATGCCGTCTAGCGTCATGTCGGGAACGTGTAAAACGTCGGATTGGTCGAACTTTCCTGCGTCTTTTATTTCGTAGATTAGGGTGTCGTTGATTATTTCCGTTTTTACGTCGTCAGGGTGCACCAACTTTAAGCCGTAAGGGAGCCCTCTTTGGTCCCTTTCAATATATGCGTAGGCGTTCCCATAACACAAAAGGGTGTTCAGGAAAGTTTCAAAAAAAACGTATTTAGTTTGTATGGTGTTTGGTTCGCTGTGTACCATATAGAACAAAGGAGANTCCGTGTAAAGTTCGCGGCCGCGGTCTGTTCTTTTGTAATAGTTTAAAGGGAGCGAGGATATTGTTTCTGAGATAACACGAATAGAAGCGTAAACCGCAGAAAATGTAAGCGCCGTTTCTGGCGTTACAACCGTTGAATTTCCAAAACTTCCTATGGCGTCAGCAATATATCCGCGCTTTTCGTGTGCTTTTTTAGAAGTAAAAAACCCGCGCAGGCGTTGTTGTAGTGTCATTCGTGAGAGTGGTTTTCGCAATATATAAAAAAATTATTAATAATGCTATTTTTTACATATATTTGTACTTTCTTTTATCTGGGGGGATAAAATATAAGAGGGGCGCAAATTGTTTGTGCCCTTTTTTCATAAAGTTAAAAACCCGCGGCGGTCCTGATATACGCTTTGCGTTTCTTTTTCTGTATATATCATTTCGCCCGTTGCCATAATTGCAGCCATGACCGTATCTATTTTGTCGGTGCTTTTGTCCTTTGCTGGTTTAATGTTTCCCGCTGGGTCGCTTGCAACCTGAACGTTTGAAATTTGCCACCGTAAAACAGGGCACCCGAAGTGTGCAACTTGGCCCTCTAGGACTTTTGCTTCTATGTGTTTTGTTGGTGGGCTTAATGATTTGTAGCCCATACCAAAAGGGCTCATGTTTAAATTTTTGTCGGTTAGAGAAATTACAAGTTGCGAAGCGTTCCAACGGTCAAAGGCTATGGACTTAATTTTGTAAACTTCGGCTAGTTGTAAAATTTTAGCCTCTACGAAAGTGTAGTCCGTTACATTTCCGCCCGTAATTTCTAAAAGGTCGGACCACTCTAAATAGTTTACGCCGTCGCCTTTTCCTTTCCTTTCGTATGCTTTGTCTTCGGGAAGGAAAGTCCAATGCTTAATAACTAGCAAGCCGTCAATGTCCCAAACCAAACAAAAGGCCGTAAGGTCCCGAACCGAAGCAAGGTCCAACCCACCCCAGCAGGGTGTTTTTCTTAAAATTTCGTCGCTTACCGTTTCTGAATTGGCCACCCAATCCGCGTCATTTAGCCAGCGTGTTTCGCTCGTTACCCATTGGTTCAAATGTAGCCGTCTATACAAATTTTCATAGCTTGGCATTGTCTGGGCCTTCATTGCTTCGCGCTTCATGTATTCAGGTTTAAGGCTTACGCCGTAGCATGGGTTCGCCTTTTTCCACGTAGCTTCTTTTGTTATATCGTCTTCGGGGTCCGCTTCAAATATCACGGGCAAAAATGCGGGGTCCTCAATTATTCCGTCCCGAACCCGTTTTGCGTATTCGTACATTTTAAAACATGCGCTTTGCTTATTTGTACCCGCTGTGGTTATTGCAATTAGCAAAGGACTTCTACGGCTTCCAGTCGCCGTTTCTAAAACTTGCCACAAATTTTCGCCGTCGCTTTCCTTCATTGCGTGCAACTCATCGTAAATTGCGGCGCTTACGTTGAAGCCGTGCTTGGTTCCTGTTTCCCTAGAAATTGCTTTATANGAAGACCCNCGCGAATTGTANACAATAGAATTTTTAAATATTTCTAAATGCTGGCTAAGCTGTGGGTGGTTTTTTACCATAGCTGCGGCCAACTCGAAAACAATTTTAGCTTGTTCCCTGTCATTGGCGGCGCTGTAATATTCGGCCCCCGCTTCGTCGTCTATAAACATAAGCGCCAGAATTATTGCGGCGGCTAGTGTGCTCTTACCGTTTTTCCTTGGAAGGAANATAAACGCGGTGCGGTATTTTCTGGTCCCGTCTNNATTTTTCCAACCAAACAAAGGCTCCACAATTTGTTCTTTTTGCCACGGTTCCAAAATGAAAGGCTGCCCCCCTAGTTCCCCTTTTGTGTGGGTGCAAAATTTCTCTATAAACCTTACCGCCTTGTCGGCTGCTTCTTTGTCAAAAATAAATTTTTTATTCATAAAATATTCTTGTTTGTTGGTGGTGTTTTTCTATCCTATTTTCTGCTTCAATAAAATAATTTATATTTTTTTCTATGCCTGTATATTCTATGTTTTCAAAATTTGCCGCGGCTATTGCTGAACTTCCAGAACCCATGAAAGGGTCTAGAATTTTTGCGGGGCCGTTTATATATTTTTTAAATATCCACCTAAATAAGTCTACGGGCATTTCGCAGGGGTGTTTTGTTTCTCTGTTTTTTGCTACAAAGTTTGTCCACGTTTGGGTGTATAGTTCTATTTTTTTATGATAAGAACACGAAGCAATTACAGCCTTTGAAAAGTCGGGCATTGGCTGGTTCTTTACCCAAACTATAGCGCCCCCTTTAATTGAAAAGCAATTAAAATAGTTAGCCCCAAATATAATCTGGTGCTTGCTTATTCTTTCAATTTCTGTAAATATTTCTACGGCTGGTTTTTGTTCGTTCCATTCTACTTGTTCGCCGCGGGTGTTTCCCGTTTGCTGTACAAAGTTTCCAATACCAAAAGGGGGGTCCGTAATAACTAAGTCAAACGCGTTTGCCTTGTAAGTTTTTAAAACTTCTAAGCAGTCATTGTTTAAAATATTTATTTTATTCATTCGGCACCCCCTCGCGTAGCGTGTAAATAATATCGGTCAAACTGTCGTAGACGTCCTCAAACGCTTTATCGTTTATTGCTGTTTGTTGTTTCTGTATTTCTTTTTCGTATTGGTTCGCTAATTTTAAAAGCCTATTAAAATACATTTTTATTTTTTGAGCGTGGGCACCTTTCAAATTGTAAAGCTGTTCGTTAAAACTTTTAAAAGTTGCCAGCATTAAAATAAAATCTTTCTGTTGTTCTTTCGTCATTGTGTTTATTTTATATTTTCAGGGGTTCGGGTCCTAAGTCGGGAGCATTTATTCTAGTTCTGGCGCTGGGCGTGAGCCCAAATTGTACCGCCAATTTTAAGGCCGCGGCCAATGCGTCCTTTGCTATTTTCTGTTCTGGCTTCGCTTGGCGTCTGGTAAGCTGGCCTTCTTCGTTGTAAAATTCGTCAACCCGCCCGCCCGTTCTTAGCGTGTTTTCGGCTTGCTGGTATAGTGCAATTTCGTTGGCGTAAGCTGCAAGCAATGCAAGGTCTACAAGGTGTAGCATTTTTTTTGCCTTTAATTCTGCGCCCACTATTTCCCAAACTAAAAGCCCGCGGTCGCTTAATTCCATTGGGGGGTTCGGGACCTCTGCTAGCGTTGCTACGCTCATTTCGTTTTTAAGTATTCGGCAAGGCTGGTCAGTCCCCGCTAATTGTTTGAGGCGTGTTGGTTTTGGTTTCCTTCCCTTCATGTTTTTGTGGTTTATAAATTATTTTTATTTGCGCTTTTGTAATATTGCAATCTTCGATAAGCATAGAGAAGTGGGTCATGACTTCGAACAGGTCCTTATTTCTAAAGTTTACAAACTCGCCGCTTTCCCTGTCTTTTAAAACTCCGTTGTACATTTGTTTTTTTTGTTTTTTGTTCTCTTTTTTTGCGTTAGGGTAGGGGGGGGGGCCCCCAAGGGTCCAATTTAGCA